ATATTTAGATGTGTAATTTCTTACCTTTGTTCTATAAGGTTTTACTTCATCTATGTATTTTTCGAAGTATTCGTCGTTGTCTAATTTATATACAGGTCGTTGATCTAAATTACCAAAAGACGATTGCACACTTATGAAAGAAGTTTTAAACGCCCAATCTAATAATTTTTGCTCAGTTAAAGCATATTTGACTGCTGTGAAGAATAATAAATTCCAATTAACTTTTAATTCGTTAACAAAAATATTTTCTTTTAATGCTGTGATTATATAAAATATTTCAAGGTCGGGTGTTTGATCATACAATGACTCTTCTAACGTTAAATCATCATAAGTATACCTTGTTAATTTAAAATTCCACAATGTATCTTTGATTCGAAGTGTTCCGTTTTCGCTATATACAATATTATAGTCGGTCGAGAAATCTCCGAGCTGGCCTGTTGGAAGTTTTTCTAAAATAACAAATCTACCATCACCGAAATTTTTAATTTTTACATAATCACCGGCTGAAATGTTTGATATTTTAGACACTTCAAGAGGATCATTAACTAGATATCGAATGCCCTTATACTGATCAAATGTAGATTTTTTCCAGTCAATGTATTCCCAATACAACGGAGTGTTATATGATTGAGTTTTAAGCTTTACCCATGTTCTAGATTCATAGTTAAAAATATTTTTTGTCCATTTATTACCAGCAGTTGGGTCATTACTAATGATAATAGTATGAGGACGAACTGTTAGTATAGGAGCCGAAGTAAAATTGCTACCCGGTATCGATACATTTACTCTGAGTATTCTACCTTCGTTATCTATATCTGCAATTAATTTAGCACCAGAAGATAACGAACCATTGATATATATTTCCGGAGAAAATGTATAACCGTACCCAGGATTAATTACTGTTACATTTCTTATCTGTCCGTTTGAGATAAAACACTGTAACTCTGCACGTACATAACTTGTAGTATCTAATGCGTCAAGCTCTACAAAATCTTCAAATATTAAATCGTATTCTCCAGATTCTTCAGTAGGTATCTGTTCTTCTTTGTTTAAATTTTCAAAACTATATTTTCCAGTAATTATATTTTTTTCTAAAATTGAATTAGAAAATTCTACAATATTTCTTAATGCTTCGATACGATCTTTAAACAATGTTTGTTGAGGTCTTATTCCTAATCCATATCTATTTCTGTATGATAAATTTGCAGCAGGAACTACACGACCATCCGGGTCATGCCCTAATAAACTATCTATTAATTTTTTCTCTAATAATGTTGTAGGTACACTTTTTGGATTACCTTCTTCTAATAGTAACCATTCAGTATGTCTTGGAATTTGATTATCTAAAACATCAACTGCAACATTAACATTTATCCTATTGCTAATTAAAGACGGTTGTATATTTGCAAAGGCGATAGCATCATTAGATAGAACTTCTGCAAATTTTAATCCGGCAGCAATTGGATCGGCTATAATCGAAGATACTTCAAACGCACTAATTCTTCTATTTTTTACATTAGGTAAAATAGTTTTATTTTTTACCCAATAATAGTAAACATTTTCAAATACACCAGTTACAGTGTTATAAACTTGTTTAACTGAAATTACAGAATTATTAGGGTATTTTGGTTGGCCGCTTACTCCTTTAGATAATCCATCATTTGTATCAGCTTGTGCTGCCCATTCTGAAGGAAGTAAATCTGTTTTTACCCATTCATATACGTCAATACTAGATCCAGGGAATAATTTACCCCAATTATTTTTCTTATAAACTTCATCGCCTTGCTCATACCATACGTATTTTGCGTTACTTAAATCCCACCACAATTCACCGATATGATCATCTAACCAATTAACATTTTTATCATTAACTGTACCCGATGTACCTATTGAATATATAGCAGGATCAAATGCTGTTTTGTATTTTAACTCTTGCTCTGCAATTCCAGCAATTTTTCCTTTTAAAGGATCAATTACATCTAAGTAATCTATAATTTCTTCTTTAAACGAATCAATTAATGCTATTTTTTTAACCTTTGCAACATCTACTAAATCTTCTTGTTGCCTTAAAACTTTATATCCGTTTATAGAAGAATCAATTTTATTAAATTGATAAATTTTAGAATCATCTGGTTCTAATGCTACTGTTAATACATTTAATACAGCCCCTGATCCGTTCTTCAAATACGCATTAGGAATATATCGATATCCAGAACCAGGATTTGTAATTGTTATACTAACAACTGATTTTGTTGACGTCGAAATTTCAAAATAGTTAATGGTTACAGTAGGTTCAACTCCGTTGCTATTTGCAGGAGAATCAATATCTACTGTTAAGGTTTCACTTATACCAACTTCGACCGGAGTTGTTAATGATAAACTACCGATACCTACACCAGTAGAAGAAGGGGCTCCTATGTATATGCTATTATTTGTAGCTAAAACATCGTGACCATATTTGCTTCCACTTAAAATTAGAGTATCATATAATTCTGTAACAGGTATAAAATAATTTCCAATTTTAGTATATACATACACAGTACCGGCATCAGGAATATCATTTATAATCTTAGTTGTATTTCCGTCAAATGTTGTTAAATTCTGTGTACCTGTATTGGTATCAAAATTAACTACTTGAGATCGATTGGTTCCTAATGCCGAAACAGTTATTGTTGTATCATCGTCTGAAATTGATAATGAATACCCGAATTTTAAATCAGACTCCGGAATAGGATTTTCTAATATTTGAATTCTATAATACTTATTATTATCAGAACTTAATTGATATACATATACTTTACCATATGTTTGATATCCTACTTTTTCATTTACTGACGATACTAACAAATATTTTCCGCTGCTTGACATAAAAATGTCGTCACCATAAACTTCTTTATTATTATATGGTGATGCTAATGTCTGTTTACATGCTAAATTATTATCATAAATTTGAACAACACCGATTTTACTAGTTACTGTTGAATTAAATCCCGGAGCAGAGATAGCAATGTTATTGCCTACTCTATCTCCTACTATTTTTGTTCCAATTCTACTTTTTGCACTAAACGTAACAGTAGATGTATTTTCTACCGTTATTCCGTTAGGATGACGACTAACAAAAATTGTTGTTAAATTTGTTAGTGTATTTGTAACTGTGGTTATTTGATAAGCATATACCGCACCAGTTCCATTAAATTCTGCATCACCGGGAGCGCTAACAAGAAGTAATGTATCTTCAGTATTACTAACTTGATTAATATATATAGAATTACCAAATCTAGAATTTTGTGCTGTTGCTGTTGTAGTTGCAAACGGACTTACTAAAACAAATTCAGTATTTTCATAATCAAAATTAACCGATGGACTACTAATTTTAACAACACCTTCGCTATCAAATAGCTTTGATGTTTCTGTTCCTGTACTGCTTACAACTGTACCTGTAGTTAAGCTGGCTTTAATTTTACTAGCTGCTGGTGCACTAGCAAAATATAATTTTTTACCTTCATCGTATGCTAATGAGTAACCGAACTGTGTTGCTGTATTACTTGCATGATAATCTGTTTCTAAGAAATAATCAAATCTTTTTTCTAAACCACTAGCTGTTTTTTGATATACAAGAACTTTACCATACGTATCTTCACCTAATACCCATTGTCCAGGTGCTGCTGCAAGCAATATAGGAGAATTTTCAGTTGTATGTATGGTATATCCTAATTGTTGGCCACCATATACATCAACAGATTCATAAGTTTTAGTAGAATAATTATCTACTTTTTTAAACACTTTCCATTTATCATCAATGTCTCTATCTAGCCAAATTAAATCTCCGTCATTTAAACTAAACAATTTTTTGTTAGCCAATGAACTTACATTATTAAATCTAGCAAGTTCAAATTTAAATAGTGTACCGGGATTAATTAAATCTTCATCAACGATAGTCGATAATGTAGATGCTACTGAGAATTGTTTTAAACTTACAACTTCTTTTACAATGTGCACCCCATCAACTTGTCCATTAAATCTTACAACAGATACAATATCACCTTTAGACAATTGATGTTCTTTATCAGTAACAAATGCAATTTCTGATCCGGGAGATTTAACATATACTCCTGTTATTTTAGCACGTTGTTGTGCATATCTATAAATTGTCCAATCTCCGTTTTCTAAAAATCCTAACCATATTGTAGAATTTTCAGCAATCTGATCGTTGTTGGCAATATCTAATAAACTATTTTTATTGAAAGCTGTAGCTGTTACATCATCTAATCTTGCATATCCTGCTGTTAATAACTCTATATTATTTTCATTAAACGTACCAGGATAAGTTACAAAAGTTTGAGAAGAAATATAATTATCAGGTGTTAATAAAAAATTAGTTGCAGATGTATAATGTACTAATGGATTTGTGACTGAAGGTAGTGTATCAACAAATTTAACAATATATGGATTTTCTAAATAAGAACCTTCTGTTAAAGAAAATTCTAATTCATTATATGTAGAGAAACTTCCATAATGACCGACTCTAAATGCCCACTCTTCATTAAAATTAACATCACCTTGATTATTAAACAAGGTGGCCTTAGTTAGTTTATCAAAAGCACTACGTGTTCCTTTTTCTTTTATAAATCCTTGATAAAATTTATATTGACTAATAGGATTAAAGAAAATATTGTTTAAATATTCTCTCGGAGTATATCCTACTAAATGTTGAGCTAGTTGTTGTTGACCATAATCGAAATTGTCAATATCCAAACTATAAAAATCTTCAAATTGATTAATCTTATAATCAAAATTTGGAATTAAATCAGGAATTGGTTTTTCAGGAAGTTTACTCCATTTTGAAAACTCAAAATTCTTAGAATTTAATATTTTTTCATTTGCCTGATAATAGTTACTATTATATCTTACTACTTGACCGGGTAAGTAAGATTTATATTCTTGCCAATCAGTTACTGAAACGTTATCATATATAAAGCCAGGACTAAAGAAATCTCCATTCCATTGTTTAGTTCTAAATCCAGACAATTTTACACGAGCTTGTTTGTACCCTGTCTCAATATCATAAATTGTATCGTTAAAAATTGTTGAATTATTAAAAATAAATGCATGTTCTTTTTGTACTAATCTTAAATTAGCAAAAAATACACCGTCTTGTGTATCTACTGTTTTTAATAAACAATAGCCGTCTTCTCTTGTCAGATTAAATTTATCTATTGGAAAGAGAGATCCATTTGCAGTTAACAATTTATAGTCATAGTTTTCATTTATTAAATTATCAACTACTGAAATATTAGATTGAAATTTTAAATAGTCTGAAAAAGGACTTAATGTAATAACATTATTATTTGACCAATTTTGTGTTGTCCAATATAAAAATTCTTTACCTGAAAATCTCCAATTAATGATTTCATTTAAATCAATATTATATTGATCGAATACAAATCCCTGTGATTCTAACCAAGCACCGTATCCAATAATAAAATCAAAAACTTCTTGCGGATTAGAAAGCTCTGTGCCGTATGGTACTATAGTAGAAGATGTTTCAAACTTTGATGCAAGTTTTACAGACACTCCACCTTTTAATGGCAATGATGATAATTGCTGAAATAATGTCGGATCAAATGTACTTTGTGCTGTATGGCTAACTTTTACTCGATAAAATTTATCACCATACCTAACAATTTGCCCTTGTTTATAATAACGCGAAGTAGTAGAACTACTATTAAACCCAGACCACTCTGTAAATGTCTCGGATTTACCCCCGACAGTAAGTGCACCTGATGTGGCTGATTTTATAGGATTTAAAATTTCAAAATATGGTTCTGCAACATTATATCCTTTAACTATAAATTTTCCATTTGATTTTTGGACAATTATCCCGGATATACTAACTGCTTTTATTGGATTACTTATGTTTAGTATTAAATTATAATCTTCAGGTGGTAATACAACACCGGGACTTCTAGAAACCGGATCAACTGAGTCAATGTTTATTTGTAATTTTTCTTTGCTAGCAAATCCGCCTAGTTTGTGAAAGAGATTAAAATCTAGATATGATAAATCTTGCTTTAAGATTTCGATATAATTTTGATTTTTTCTTTGACCTTTTTCGACCAAAAATACACTATATCCTGCTGTTTGGTTACCATCGTCACCGTCGATGACCAACTTCTTTAAATTTAAATATAGGTCATCTTCAAAATAAGTTATTTGTCCCAAACTGTTAATATTTGATCTGCTTAGATCGTACATTTTAGAAATGTAATTACAGGGTTCAAGCAACGCACACATTGCATTTACTGCAAAAGGATACCAACTACTTTTTCTCCATGCACTTTCTGCAGGAGATATATCTCCAAATTTCCATTTGCTAGATTTGTCAAAATAAGTACTTTGTGTAGTTAAGAATATTGCAGGGCTTTTTAACTCGCCAGTAGCATTAACTGGAATAATGCTCGATAGTCCTGGCCTTGCATATCGTATAAGAGTTATTCCTTGTTTAGTTACTCTCGGCGAATCTACATTCCACAAGAAACCTTCTTCTAAATCTTGCCATAGCCAAGTGTTAGAACTAGTATAAGGTGCTACTCCGTATTTTGATTCCCACCAATCAGGCATTTTACCTAGACCTAACATTTCCCACGGTCTCAAATTTGGTGCATCAGTGTCAAAGAAATATTTGTATATTCCTCTCCAATGACCTGGAACTTTTTTATCAAATACTAGATCAATAGTATTTTTATAATTCCATGTAAAAGAATCGGTATCGTCAAAAGTATTATTAGTAAATGCATCTACTCCGTATGCACCGCACCACTTCATAAAATCTCTAACAATTAAATCATTTACTTCATCTAAATTATATTCAGTAGTTCTAAATGCACCGGGCATTATTGACATAACATCAAAAATGTTATTATTGTATTCAACTTTAATATTATTAAAAACTCTTTTTTCAAACTCTAAAATAATATTATCTCTATAATCATTAAATGCTTTAGTTAAACTACCGTCGTGACCTCTAATAAATTTAATAGGACTATCAACATAAGAATTATCTTCAAATATTTCAGGAACAAAAGTAGGATATAGTCCTAATTTAGACGGTGTAGGCGGAATATAACATCCCCTAGTATCTAAATAATGAACAATGTCAATTGTATCATTGTCAAATAACGTTACTAAAAAAGTTACAGTTTCATTAATTGGATCTACAGTATAATCTCTATTTAGAACCAATTGTACATTGTTTACATAAATTAAAACCGATCTAAAGCTTAATTCAGTATATTTAAAATCTAAACTTGTAGCATATTCTACTATATCCGGATTTGATACTGTATACGACCTAACAATTTTATTTGGTCCAAAACCTAACATATCAGATCTATAATAAGGAGATTCTAAATTTTTATTTTTACCAAATTCTCTTAAGATTTCATCTAATGCATCTTTTGGTAGGAGTTGGCCGTCAATTTTTTTAGAATAGTTTATTAAATTTAATTTAAATTGATTATATTGTTCGCCGCCGAATCGTATTGCATCAACAACATTGTGTTCTTTTTTGCCTAAGAAAAATTGAGAGAAAGCAATAGGATTAGAATTTATTAATAATCTAGTTCCATATTTTGAATAATCTGAAAGATCTCTTAAGTTACTAGTACCAGGAAACTTTCCTTCAAATCCTGTAATTTTGCTAACCATAGTAAACACATGATCAGATAGTTCACTTAAAGTTAAATCAGAAATTGGTCCATTTAAAGGATTATTAGTTAAACTAATAGGAACTTCATATGCACCGTTTTCATTAGGTAGTTGATCTGTGATAATTTTTAGTAATACAGTATCATTAGCTGCCAACGGAGTAGAAAAAGTAACAACGTTCGATCCTGTATTAATAGAAACATTTTGCTTAGATCCGTTAACAAAAGCAGTAACAGTTAACGGATAACTTATAGGTGTATTAAGGGATGAAATAGATAATGTACTAGTAGTGCTGTTAACAGTCTGAACTTCTGTAATAGGAATTTTATAATCTTGAACATTATTGTTCCAAACATTTAATAATGTATATGAATTACTATTATTAATTTTAATATATGCGATACCTGTCGAAACAAGATTACTCACTGCATTTGATGTTATCGAAATAACATCAGTCATAAAATAATTTTTAAATAGATAACTTCCGACACCTACACTGTTTTGATATTTTAAAGGAAAATTTAATATAGGGTCAGGAGTACCTGTACCTACATCATAGCCAAAAATTTTATTACCAACAAAATTATTTTTATCAGCTATTTGAGTATAGCTAACTCCGTCGCTGTCAAATAAATCAAACAATGGAGTTTCATTCAATAATGTTCTTTGTTGTGCTTCTATCCATTTATTCGTCAATGCATTATAATAAAAAGTTTTTCCAGAGTTGACCAATCCATAATTAACTGATATAGAATCAAAATCGTCTGGTGTAAAATCGTCAGCTTCTTCTAAATGTAATATAGGTGTAGGGGCTGTAAGATCATATCTTACTTCATAAATTTTACCTCTAACGTTAGCATCTGAATCTGCATTAAAAATTACTCTATTACCTTCTTCTAATAAAACACCATCAACGTAATAGCCGAATGTACCTTCTACTGATTTAAATGCATCGCGAGTATCAGTGTCTAATAAGTCAACATTTCGAATACCAGTTTTACCAAAATTATATAATTGTAAATTTGGTTTAAATTCTATAATAGGTCTTTTTGCTTTAAATGCTAAAGGATAAACTGGAGCGTCGCCGTTTATCTCAGCAGTTAATCTAATTATTTCGCCGTGGAACCATCTATTATATCTTGTCCATGGATTTAGATCTTTACTAGCTTTATTAATAGTAACGTATTCTGGATCTAACGGTAATCGTTGGTCGCCGTCAAAAGGATATTCGTCAAAAATGTCACCATCGAAAACTTCATTGTATACTCGAGATAAAGACTCTTGTGCTTCTAATAATGTAAAATCAACTAATGTTATCGAACTTCCTACACCTTCTACTATAAAAGTCTTATCTCTATATGAAGCTGGCACAACATCATTTAGAAATGTAATTTTCATTCCATTACTAAGTTTATGTCCAGACGGTAATGTATAGGATGTTTTTCCTATCATTGTCTCGGATGAATTTTCTAAATCCAATCCTTCAACTTTAATTAAAATTGGATCTGGGCCGTTCGGTAACCAATAATATTCAGGGTAATTAACAAGTTTATCCCAATCTATTAAGGGATCGTAAGAATAAAAAGTTGATCTAAATAATCTGTCTAAATTTTTATTCTTACCGCCTTGTACTCCTATTTCATTGATTAAATCATCATATGAGATAACGTCTGTAATTTCAGATGTACTATTTTTTAGTACTAACGCAGGTTCTAAAGGATAACTTTTTCTTAAGTAAGAAACTTCATCTAAATAAAAATCAGTTTTTGGATTAAAAGTAGGAGTAATTTTTGATCCAATGTACCCGTCAATTCTTTCTAATTGAGGAGTTTGTATTAAAGGATCAAACGCACTAGACAAAAATTTTGCATTTTTATCTGTTCTTAAAAACTCCGGTAATAAATTAATCGACTTTTTATCCGCCATTTTAACTTCCGCTAGATGTTGATTTTAATTGCGACAATGTAATTGCACTAATTATTTCAATATTATTTACTGTAGCACCGCTTATAAAGATTTCATTAGATTGACATGCTATTTCATATAAACTTCCGAACGATGATCCGGAATTAGGAACTATAACAAAATTTGTAATATCAGGTGTTAGCCTATTCATTACATAAGCCGATACCTCACTGAAATAGAAACTTTGTCCAAACTCCCAATTTTCTAATGCAAAAAAATCATTGATAGCAAGTAATATCCTAGATCTTAAATCACTATCACTTGTTGTTCTATTTGAATTTCTAACTGCCTTAAATGTTGCTTGTAAACTTGAAGAGCTTTTATCTCCAAATAATACTTTATATTTTACAGGATGGAATACAATTTCATCACTAATAGATTTTATTAATTCTAATTTTTCGCCGTAATTTTGTTCTAAACTTTGGCTTGTTGGCGGCAACGGTTCTGTTGGACTATTACCTAACAGCCAACTCTTAAATTCTGTATCATAAGATAATGTTAAAACATATATATCTATAATATTTGTTTTACTAGGATCTATTCTTCTTTCATCGCCACTATTATGTTGATAGTGAAACTTTAATGATGATCTACCTGAACGACCAAAATATTGATCTGTATATACTAACGAACCTGTAGTTGTAGACCAATATTTTACTGCATTAATATCAGGTGAATAAAAATAATATAAAGAATTATCTTCAATAATTGATTGATTTGGATTCTGAATTAAGAAAGTTCTATCGTCTGGAAATGCTGTAATAACTTCATCTGTAACAAGACTATATCTTAAACCGTCATCTGATTTTTTAAAATATAAAAACTTATCTCTATAATTAGTATCAGTACTTGTACTTAAAGGATTTACTATATTATAAAATGCATCAGGATCAGTAATTTGTCCGGAATTATTATAATCATAAAAACTAATTTTTACTTTTTTTGGTTCTATATAACCGTCTGATTCAACTACAGGACCGTCTATTTGCCAAATGTAGTCTACCCCTAAACTACCAAGTATTGTAGGGAAAGGATTAATTCCTAATACGTTAATTTTATCTTTAATAACTGTATTAGAAATATAATCATAATTAATCGAAGAATTATCAACATGGAATGCTGTTTCTGCTTCGCTTTCAAAAATATGATTAAGAGTTCTATACCTTACTCTATATTTTTTACCGTCCCAGATAAACGCAATAAGCCAACTAGCATCTAATCCTCTATCTTCACTATTGCTTTGGTTACTTAAACTAAATGCTGATATTAAATCTAGATTAGAACTTAAAATAATATCCCATTGTCTGGTTATATTGTTTATAGTAAGACCAAAATTTCGTTGAGATACACAAATATTTGCAACTTCAGTTTCTACAGAAAAATCTAGTAGGTTGACATATTTAGGTATAATACGAGAAATTAAAGCACCGGTAGGTACTCTCGACGAGAATATAATCGGACCTGTTCCGTCTGATAATACTCCTACACCGTTTCCAGAACCGTCATCGATAATTTGAACAACAGTTGTCCATATATATGACTTACCACCAATCGGAAGTATTCCATTTGATGGAGTAATTTTTAAATTATTTTTTTGATCAAAATATCTACCAGTAGGAGCATTGAATCTCACTAAAGATCCAACTTTTAAAAATGTCAACGCTGTGGTATTAAAAACCCCGACAGATGCAACACCGTACGAATTACTTAAATATCCTCGACTTTGATTTGGTGTTTTATTAACTTCTGTCCAAGCAAGCATCGATGAAGACAAATTAAAACGTACATATTTGTCTAGATAAAAAGATCTTATTTCCGGCGATGCAACAATAGGCGCTAGATTATTTTTAATAACTGATATAATTTGATTACGACTTGTTGGTTCAAACTCAAAGTACTTTTCAATTTCTTCTTGATACAGCATACCATCGGTACCAAAAATGTTTGTACTATTATATTTTCCTGTAATATCAGATACGTCAAAATATTTGCTCAATCCACTAGATATTCTATTAATGCTTTTTAATTTTAAAATATCTGCACCTGCAATTAACGGAGCAATATTATAATCTTCACCAGTTATCATTCTATTCTGAATGTAATAGTTTTGCGGTGCTTTTGTTTGAATGCTAGAATTTGTTTCAGGCCCAGAGCTATTGCTAACAGTGTATTGTAAACTTAATGTTAATTGTAAAACATGTGATTGTCCAATACCATTTGTATATGGGATAGAAATTGATATCCCGCTCATTTGTTCAGGCTTAATTACATAAGTCTGCCCATTACTTTGTCTATAAAATAATCTAAAATCTCCCTTAGGTAAATCACCAAAAATACCATCAGAAAAATTTAAATCTACCTGGTCATCATCTCTAGTAGAGACTGCGTATATCTTACGTAGATTTTTATTAAGACTATTATAAATTATATTGTTACTTGCGCCCGATACTGTTTCGACAGGGGTCCACAATGTATCAAAGTTACCATCTTTATCTAATTGCCACAACCAAACATCAGAATTATTAATGCCGGGTGCATTAATACCTACAATTTCATTTGGCACAGGATTATCTAAACTAAATTGAGAAACATTAATGCTGCCTTGTCTAAAATGAGCAAAGAATCCAGTATTAACACTCCCGGATCCTTGATTATCATTTTTATATATAAATGTAAATGGCCCTGCAGGTTCAGGAGCAAGTTCATAAACAAATTCTTTATTAGCAAATGTACAAGGAACAACTTCAAACGTCATAGGAGTTCCGTTAATTGCTTTAGAAAAACTATATATAGGAACATCAGTATTTGAACTATTGATACTATATTGTTCAGTTAACACTCCATTAATTGTTTGTCTATCTAATGGATTTCCAAACGAAGATCCCATTGTAGAATTTAATATATTAATAAATTGTTGATACCAATCAGGATTAGTAGCATCATTCCATGCAATCGTAGTATTTGCTAAATTTGTACCATTTGAATCAATAACATTATCAGTTGTAGATATTGCAGTTAATTTTAAAAAACCAGTTGCCGGAATATTTCTAGCAGGATTGTAACTTATAAGTTGTGCCAATCTTAGAATACTGTCTCTACGTTGTGCAGTTTCTAAAAAGTTTTCTCTTGCATTTAGATCAATTCTAAAACTTAAATTTTGCCCTAGATATGCAATTAGGTCTATTAACGCGATATATTCGCTTGAATCAATAAAATCATTAAATTCTTCAGGAAAATTTTCCTGAAGATAAGAAATCATTGTACGTTTTAAAGTATCAAAGTCGTAGCTTTTAAAGTCTGCATTTTTAAAAGACTGATATATTTTTTTCCAATCTTCACTGACTAATACTTTATTATTTGTTGCTGGAATCATAATAATATTTATTGAAAATATTAACTAGGTATTTTATTGTACTTGTAGACCTAGTTTTTGATCAAATGCCAATCTTAACACAGATGACTGATCGGTATTTTTTAACATTAGCGTAATTTCTACCAAATACCCTTGCTCATACTCAACTAAATTAATTTGCAATGGATATGCCCTAGGATCAAATTTACAAATTTTAGTAATGTCTTGTAACAATACATTTTTTGTATCATCTGTTAACGGTTCCATTAACATATCCCAAATAATTGTTCCAAATTCGGGATTCATAACCCTACTGCCTTTTCGAGTATTAAAATGATTGATGATATTTTGCTTTACTAAATCATAATCATATAATTTTGTTCCTCTATTCTCAGGAATAAGTGTACTAAATCCTCGATAAAATTGACTTTTTTTATCGGTGAACGTTTTATTATATTTCGAAGGGCTAATTTCTAAATTTTTGTATGGCATAACTATATTTATTAGCCGCCAGAACCAGTTCTAACAGGGTTTCCGCTACTGTCTGTTAATATTCCACCAGAGCCTGTACCAACTGTTTTTCCTGATAATTGTGAAGCAAAGCATTCATAATAACCTTGTTTTTTAGCTTTAATGTCTGTAGTGTTGTATCCCACAGCCTTACATGCTTTTTCAAAATACCCGGGATCATCTTGAGAAGTTTTAACTCTATCTTGAAAATATAAAACACTAACTTCTGCTGCAATTTTTGGATCGTTTACAAGTTCGGGGTTATCAACTAACGAAGTAGGCGATGGCACTAGACCTTTTTCATACATCATTTGAGAATACCTTGCATAATTTGCACGCCCAGTAAGTTGTATATAACCTCGGCCGATAAACTTTGCACCATCACCGGGTTGAGTATTTCCTAAGCCTTTTCCTTTTGAAGTATTAGCTCCATATAAAAATTCAGGAAGAGAATTATTAGGATTGCCTGCGTATTTTTCAGCCAATGCTCGATCACCTTTAAACACACTAGGAAATACTTGCAACAATCTATCAGCTGAATAATTGAAGTTTTCTTTTTGGACTTTCCAGGCACATTCGCCACCTGCAATTCCAAGTAAAGAAGCGACTGCATTTGGATTAGTTAGTCCTAACTTAGCAGCAGCATCTTTTAATGCCTGAACTCCTTGTTGAGAAGCAGAACTATTGATTGCTTTAGCATAAGAAGGATCACAAGTACCGGGAGTTACTTGAGGAGGATTTGCTGGTTGTTGCTCCGATGGTTGTTTCTGCGGTGTTGTTACTGTTGGCCCAGTAGTAGATGTTGCTGCTGTTGATGTAGTTTGTGTAGGATGAGGAGCAATTCCATCTTTTGTTCTATCTGCCAATGTTACATCTGTTGCCTGTGCACTAAACTGAACAGGATTATAATTTTCATGTTGAGGCCACGGTTCGTGAGTAGGAACTCGTTGCATAATACTCTTAAGGTCAGCTGTTTTATAAAAATTGCTATTTTCCCATCCTGCAGGAACTGCTCTGTTAGGTAAACTAAACAATGGCAAATCTGGCGGAACATCTGCTGTATCAGCTGTAGCAGCAGTTGGTCCATTTAAATCAATCCTGCCAGCAGTCTCTTTGATATACGATCCTGCCTTTAAATCTAAACCGGTTCCCGAAGTTATTAATGTACTATTTGCTGTATTAAAATTTAAATTCTGTCCTACAGTAATTTTTGCAGTTTGATTAATTGTTTCGTCGTGTGTACCTCTTACAGAGATCTTACAATTATCATCTATGGTAAGATAATAATATCCAACAACATTTGTTTCCATATTTTTATTAGCTTTAATATGGATATTTCTACCGGCTTCAATATTAATATCTCTGTCGGCTTTAAAATTAAAATCATTTTCTGTATGAATACTTACGCTATCTTGAGCAAAAATATCTATTTTTCCGTTGCTAGTTAATTCAATCCATGCAGTTCCTTTGCTATTTGCAATGTATATTAAATCTTGACTATTATGTAAGAGTATTTGATGTCCTGTTCGTGTCCTTAATCGAACAAGTTCATTTTCTCCTGTTGGGTCACCGTCATCCATAACAAAGGTTGTTCCGCCTAATCGACTAATAGGAGCTTCGATATTTTTTTCTCTATAACCAATTTTTCCTTTTCTACCGTTAGGATCTAATGGCCCAGGCGTACTTATTCCAAATACACTGCTAGGTACTTCTCTACGAGCAGAACTCGATGTTACTCCTCTAGTTGTATCTATTAATAGGCCTTGTTGAACTAACCTATCAGCGAATGGATGTATAGGTTTTGGTATAGTTTTAATGTTAGGGTTTTCTAACTTCTGTGTAGCTTTAAGAAATTCAGCAACTGGCAAATAAGATGTTCCATACTTTCTTCTTTGCTCTTCTGTTATTAATACATTTTCACTAGCAGCAAGCCCAGGAACCATATGGTTCTGAAACATGTCCTGAACACACCCAAACCAATACCCTTGATTAGGATCGCCGTCGATAAAAATTACCATTACTCTAGTACCGACATCAGGAGGAATCATCCAAAATCCATATGATTTTTGAACATCATTGAATTTTGCAGGATCAGTTCCTTCAAATCGAACAGAAGTCGAGCCGGCAAAGGGGCTTAGATATCTTACAATGTAAGTTTCACCTTGGTTTTCGATAACACTGGCTACTCCTTTTACAAGGGCTACTTCAAGGCCGCCCATATAAGTTGTATCTAAATGACTTGTAACTTCAGCTAGATAAGGTCCGGGAGAGCCCAATGACCCTCGTGAGCGTGTTTGATTTGCCATAGTTTATCCAGATCCACCTATTTTTTTAATTAATTGTTCTAACGGATTATTATTTGAATTTTTACTTCCAAAAATTGCACCAACTGACCCATTTACTGCTTTATCAACAATATTTACATTTCCAGTGAGTCCATATAATTGATTTTTAACAGTGTTGATCTTATCACCTAACATTGTCTTATCAACTGGATTTGCATTACGTGTTATGTTCTTTAATGGGTTTTGGGCCGCATTTAATATTGTTCCAGCTATTGATGTAGGCTCCGGTGCCCTCATATATGGAGTAGTTGGTGGAATATTTGCAATCTGTGACGGAGACATTTTATCAATTGCTACTCCATTACTAAACGCTTTTGCCAAATCAACATTTTTAGGAATAGAATTCTTTAAATCATTAATCTGATTAGTTAATTTACTCTGTAAGTTATTAGATAATCCGGATATTTTAGATGCATTTAATCCTAAATTTGCAGCAACAGCTTTAGGATCTGCAATTGATCCTAAAGAAGATTTAATATTTTTACTTATATCATTAACTAAATTAGATGCTTGGGCACCTAACCTGTTTGCCGAAGCTATTGCATTTTCATCTAAACCATTTACAATTTTTGATGCTATATTGTTAACAGAATTTGCTTCTAATTTTATTGTATTAACTAACGCACCTGCTTTAATATCAAGAGCAGTAGCATCTTGCAAAGTAGATGACAATTTAGAAATCGACAATGTAGCACCTTCGCCTATACCTGATCCTATATTTGAAATGTTTAATGCATTATCTAAAATTGGATTTACTATAGAACTAGCCATTGCTTTTATACCGTCAAGTGTAGGCATATTTCCTTGAATAGTTCCTGCTGCCGATGATAACAATGCTGCTGGTGCAAAATTATCTAAACCTGTTTTAGCCAATTCATCTATATTCAAATTTACTTTAGACAACGAATCAAGAGAAGTTAGTTGACCAATTGACCCGGCCGCTGAAGATAATTCACTCAAAGATGGTATAGCTCCAAATGTTTGATTTCCTGCTAAATTTTCTGTACCACCTAGTCCACCTACAGCATTTGTAAAATTGCTCGGATTAGATGCGTCACCGACATTTGGTATTCCTCTACTGAACATATCAGAAATTCCTACACTATCAAGCCGCTGGCTCGGTGCTGCATCGGCCGCTGGTCCAGACACAACTATACTATTTTTATCAGATACTGTATCAGTTATTTCATTAACTTTTACTACCTTAGCATCAGTATCAATAATTTGGCCAGGTACTCTTATTATTTGAAGACGCTGTTTAAACACACCTTCTCGAAATGTATGTAATGCCGACGTTACTCTATACACGCCACTAAAAGGAACACGTTTAGGATCAAATTGCACAAAACCATCAGGCCCTATATCGATAGGATTTCTAAAATTAATTAGAATATTAACTTCACCATAGGTGTGTGCTACTTCATTTTTTCCTACTTTACCCCATTGTCCATTATAAGGTTTAGGATTATAATTTCCCATTCCGCCAGTTACTAGATAAAACGGATCTCCTAAAATATCTATTTCTCCTGTAATCATACTGGCCTTAGAATTTATAATTGCTTCGTGCATATGTCGGGCCATTGTATTATACGAATCATATTGATGAGGTATTGCAGAACCATCTCTAGGATGAGCCGGAGATGTAGTCTCTATTACCGGAGGCATAGGATGAGACGGGTTTGTTGATTCTTGTATTTCCTTTGACGGTGCTTCTACTTTTCGATGCATTCCGGAACTTGGTTTTGCACCTTCTTGTACGTTTGGTGCATTTTGATCCGCCATAGATTTTGGTATAGCTTCAAAGTATAACGTATTAAAATTTAATTTAAATGACATTACATCTATGTTTTTTCCTGTATAGATGTAATTGTATTCTCTTAGGGTTAATTTAGAAAATTCTTTTTCTTCTAACTGTACTTGACCGTATGTAGGCAATCTAGTGAAATGAACTTTATACGGAGCAACTACAAACGTAAATGTTTGATAAGGTCTCTTTGTTATTGGATCAAACACTTCTTTATTTGTAGTTTCGATACGAACTGAAAAATATTCAACCATTCCGTAACTGTCAACTCGGCTTTTGGCTTTAGCTTTATCGGACATATCTTTTAATAAGTCTCTAATAAACACACAATCACGAATTACAGCAGTAATGATTTCATGTATATTTCTATTTTCTGGAAAATTTATTGCTGCGCCTTTTGGATTATATTTTATACTCTTTGGTGCAGTTCCTGGTTTGTATGCGTTATTTCCTTCGTCAGGTGTTGCAAATTTATAAAGAACATTATCCTCAAATAGTTCAAGCAACTTACTGCTAGGTATCTCTGATTCAGGAGCATCTATCCAACCATTCGCAGTATCCCATTTTACATACTTAATAACATATTCATCATGATGATTTACAATTTTTCTACCGTCCTGATCCGACTTAACTACTTGTTCGTTTACTGATTTTATAAGATTATCTAAAATAGTTTTTACGGTCTCGCCTTCCATTTTAATAGGCTTTTTAATAACACTAGGTTGCCCAAATGCACGATCATTATAAGGAACTGCTGAACATACATATTTGGTTCCTCGTTCAGTTATTTCAACTTCCAAATTTGTAAAACCTATTGGAAAATATCTTTCTGCTCCTTCAATTTTAACAGGGTCTTTAAATTGATCGACATCATCGTCTGCATACCCCCAAAATTCGACCTTAAGCAAATAACTAGCATTTACATATGAAGTATAACCTGCTGCAAGTGCAGTGACGTGCAATGCTTCGATGAATCCATTAACACTGTATGGTTCGTATATATCAAATTTAATTTTTGTAGGAAGTGTAGTTCCGGAAGTAGGAGTAAATGCCATTAGTGTTTCTATTTCAACACTATCAATGAACATATCAAACCTGCCGGGACTTTCTTGATTAAATCCTTGAACTATTCCGGCATTTTGTGTTTTTAAATCATTAGCCGATTTCTGTGAAGTTTTAAATCTCTTGTCACGAACATCATCGTTCGGATCTGCTTGTGCTCGACGAGTTTCGTCAGATGTAGGACCAGCCGGCGGAGTTACACTACTATCACCTTTACCACCTGATTTTAAAATTACTAAATTTAATTCTCCTTCACGATAAGCTTCGGGTTTTGTTAAGTAATCTTTCGGTAATCCTGCTAGGATAAAATTATATGTTATAGATCTATACCCATTTAAAACATTTGATTCTTTTTGTGTTCCTGCTGCTTGTTGTTTTGTTTCAGCAGCTGATTTAGAATCGTTGTCAGGATTACTTTTAGAAGTACTAGTTTTTCTTTCTACTTCCGGCGAAGCAGTTTCTGCCGCGGGTGACGGAACGAATGCTGATTCATACCCAGTATATTCACTCATATTATATTCCTAACGAACTTCTTAATGTAGATAACTTAGGAAGATAAATCTTCTTGCCAGATGAAAAATCAAAAATAGGATCTTTAATTAAACTTTTATTCCTAACAGAAAATACCCACCAAAGCCCGCTGTCTTTATATAAATCATAGGCTAACAAATCTGGCCTATTTTCATAAGTTTTGGTAATTTCAAATAAATGATCATCTCTTTCGGCAGGGATATCTCTAAAATTAATAACATCTAAATATTCATTTACTACATTGGTTTTATAATAGGGGCTAGTTTTTTTATATATTGTCATTATACAAATCCTCTGCTATCTCTAGAGCCAAGATATCCTGTGACAGAAAATCCTTGCATTTCATTTCTACTATACATCGGTACACATGCAATAGAAATGGTAGAACGAGTTGGGGCTGCACTTGTTCCTTGCCCATTAACTGCCGGCATGGTAAAATAATCGACATCATCCGGTAACTCAACTCTAAAAGACGATATCGCAACTGGTACATTTTTTAACATCATGTCTCCGTAAGCATCTAATCTACAAACTGGCGGAGGTGCTCCTGCATCCGGGTCTGTTCCGAATCGCATTCTTGTTAATGCTCTTAATAAATGAACTGTAGAAAAATACGTTTGAGCATCGGCAGCATTTTCTACAGTAAATTTACCATTAATTAATATTTGTCCTATACTGCTTTTTTGAAAAAAGTTTATCGAAAAATTTGAATGTGTAGGGTCTTGTGGTTTGTAATCTGCTTTTAATTCATAACTAAGTGTCGGCGTATAAGGAAACACAATACCACCAAAATTGTTAGCCAATTTTCCATTAAACCCAGATGTTAAATTAGTAAGGTATCCAGGAGGAACCCTAATTTTTACTCGCATATCATCGCCCAGTTGTTTACCACTAGCATCAGTTGCATTGACTTCTGTTGGGGGCATTTGCTGTCGTTCGGCACCATCCGGAACTTTTTGCATTAAATCAAATCTTCTAGGATCCATTGCAGCAAAGGCCGAAGACGATTGCCCTCCACCTGCATCACTACTTCCGGCAACAAAATTTGTAGACATAAAAAATTCCTTATATAGTATATTTAACCAATAAATAAAATGCTCTGATAACCTATTTGACATAGCAAAATTCTATTGCTATAATAACCATTAAAGGAAAAATAACAATAATGACAGCCTTGCCATCAATACGAAAAGTAAAATATTTAAATAATAGAGATTTACTGTCCGAAATACATAAAAGTAAATGCAGTTTTTCAACTTTTACAAAAAAAGAATATAGTCAACATGACATAATTTTAACTAGTTTAGAAAAAATTAATATTAGAACTATTGCAGAAGCTAAACGAAATAGAGCAAAAAGAATAGGGTTACAGGCATTTACTGCTGAAAGAAACGCAGGAAATAAGAAAATAAAACTAGCAGAAGTTACTCCAGATTATAAAACTATAGAAAAAACTGATCTAGTATTTAGAATAATGACATTTGAGCATATTCCGCTAGCACCAGGAAGAAAAAAGACCACAAAAACTACAGCAGATAGTCATGATAAAGTAAATTTTCCTCCATTCCAACATTGGAAATTTGAAGACGAAGAATTAGTTTGTGTAGGTAAAAGTCACTGGAAAGGCTCTATCGAAAAAGGTAAATTTTCCAAAGACCACGGTAGAATTACTGAAGAACTAGGACGCATGTTTTTAAAATTATCCGAAAGATATGCACAACGAGCAAATTGGAGAGGATACACCTATATTGAAGAGATGAAGGGGCAAGCAATACTTCAACTTAGTCAAATTGGATTACAATTCGACGAATCAAAATCAGAAAATCCATTTGCATATTACACCGCAGCAGTCACTAATAGCTTTACTAGAATTTTAAATATCGAAAAGAAAAATCAAAATATTCGAGACGATATGTTAGAAGAAGCAGGTCTAACACCTAGCTTAACTAGACAATATCAACAGGAATATGCAGAAGAAACTGCACGTCAAGCAGAACTTTATAAAAACTTTAGAATGCCTAAGAGCGAAGAAACGGTTGAAGACGATGACCAAGAAGTTTGACTTTAAGGGATACAAGATTATAAAATTAAGAGACCCTATAACGGATTGTAGATGAAACAATTATTTAAAAAATGTGCAGCATTTACTGATTTACATATCGGCCTTAAGTCTAATAGTAGTATTCATAATAAAGATTGCGAAGAGTTTGTTGACTGGTTTATTAGACAATCACAATTACAAGATTGCGATATTGGTATCTTTATGGGAGACTGGCATAACAATAGAAATAACATAAATTTAGCAACCTTAGATACTAGCATACGTTGTTTAGAAAAACTCGGCGCAGCCTTTGATCAGTTTTTTTGGTTTCCAGGAAATCACGATTTGTTCTATAAAGATAAACGTGATATTCATAGTTCTGCATTCGGGCGACATATTCCAGGCGTCACTGTGGTCGAAGATGTATGCACCATAGGTGATGTAACCTTAGTACCTTGGTTGGTAGGTGACGAATGGAAAAATATCAGCAAAGTTAAGAGCCGATATATGTTTGGTCATTTTGAATTACCATTGTTTTATATGAACGCTATGGTTCAAATGCCTGATCACGGTGAACTACAACCAGAACATTTTAAACATCAAGAATATGTATTCAGTGGGCATTTCCATAAACGCCAAAACAGAGGTAAAATTTGGTATATAGGTAACGCATTTCCTCATAACTTCAGTGATACCTGGGATGATGAACGAGGAATGATGATTTTAGAATGGGGCGGAACTCCTCAATTTATCAATTGGGATAACTGTCCAAAATTTAGACATGTTAAATTAAGTGAACTACTTGATCAAAAAGATCAAATTATGAAAAGTAAGATGTACTTAAAAGTAAATCTCGATATTGATATTACTTTTGAAGAAGCAAATTTTATTAAAGAAACATTTACAAACGAATATGACATTCGAGAAATTAGCTTGATTCAAGATAAAGTAAGTCTCGATACTTCAGTCGAAGATAATCCTGATACAAAATTTGAAAGTGTAGATCAAATTGTAACTGAAAGTTTAGTAGCTGTTGAATCAGAACAATTTGATAAGAAAATTTTACTAGAAATTTATAACAATCTATGAGCTTCTTAATTGAAAACATTACTGTAAAAAACTTCATGAGTGTAGGAAATCAAACTCAAGCAGTTGATTTTGATCGAGAACACTTAACCTTAGTATTAGGAAGCAACTTAGATCTCGGTGGTGACGATACTGGTAGTCGTAACGGCACAGGAAAAACTACCATCATTAACGCTTTAAGCTATGCGTTATATGGACAAGCATTGACTAACATTAAAAAAGAAAATCTCATTAATAAAATTAATGGGAAACATATGTTAGTTACTGTAAAATTTCAAAAAAATAATATTAACTATCGTATTGAAAGAGGCCGTAAACCTAATGTTCTTAAATTGTTTGTTAATAACCAACAGTTAAAAACAGAAGAAGAAGACGATAGTCAAGGAGATAGTAGAGAAACTCAAAAAGCAATTGAACAGATGCTCGAAATGAGCCATACTATGTTTAAACATTTAGTGGCTCTTAACACTTATACAGAGCCATTTTTAGCAATGAAGGCTGCTGATCAAAGAGAAGTAATTGAACAATTGCTAGGAATTACGCTTCTAAGTGAAAAAGCAGAGATATTAAAATCTTCAATTAAAGAAACTAAAGATTCTATTCAACAAGAGCAATATCGTATTGAAGGTGTTAAAACTGCAAACGATAATATTCAAAAAAGTATCGATAGTCTTAAAATTAAAAGCTCAGCATGGAATACTAAAAAAGAAACTGAGATAGAGAACATTGCAAAAGCTATAATGCAATTAGAAAATGTTGACATTAATGCCGAGTTGCAAGCACATAAAGATCTACAAAAATGGATCGATAACAATACACGATTATCTGCATTAACAAAACAACGAGCTACGTTAGAAACAGCCGTAACACAGGCTGGAAAAACGTTTGACAAATATAATAAAGAGCTAGAAAAGCTCAAAGATAAAAAATGTCCTGCATGTGAACAAGAAATCCACGACCACAAACATAAAGAAATGGTCGATGAAGTTAAGAAAAATATTCAAGATGCTAATACATATGCTCAAAAAGTAATATCTGATCTAGGCATCATTAACAACGAAATAGAATCTATAGGTAAGCAAGGTAAAAAACCTACTACATTTTACGAAACAGAAGCAGAAGCACTAGGACATAAAAATAATTTAGAACAATTAGAAAAAAGTTTAGAAGATAAAGTTAATGATCAAAATCCATATGATGAACAAATTGAAGAATTGAAAAAAACTGCAATTCAAGAAATTACATGGGATCATATAAACACCTTAACCAAAGTAAAGGACCATCAAGAGTTCTTACTCAAACTTCTTACCAATAAAGATAGTTTTGTGCGTAAGAAAATAATTGATCAAAACTTAACTTATCTCAATAAACGATTAAGCTATTATATCGACAAGTTAGGTTTACCACATCGTGTAATTTTTCAAAACGATCTAAATGTTGAAATAACTCAACTAGGGCAAGATTTAGATTTTGATAATTTATCAAGAGGTGAACGGAATAGATTAATCCTGTCTATGAGCTTTGCTTTTAGAGATGTTTGGGAAGGATTGTATCAAAATATTAATTTATTGTTTATAGATGAACTAGTTGATGCAGGAATGGATGCAGCAGGAGTAGAAAGTGCTCTAGCTGTCCTAAAAAAGATGGCCAGGGAGAGGAATAAGAATATATACTTAATAAGTCATAAGGATGAATTAATAGGTAGAGTAAACAATGTTCTTCGTGTAGTAAAAGAAAATGGATTTACAAATTATTCCAATAATATAGATTATGTTGAAAGTTGAATATGACCGTTATCTTAGAACATACGATCTAATTTTAGAAACTATGGTCGAATTGCATAACAAGCATATGATCTATAAGAAAAATTTTGGAAGAGAATCTGTTAGAGAATTACGAAAAGTTGCAAAAAAATTAGCTATACTACATAAAGAATTACAAGAATCTAGCTTATCTAGTTATAGAGAAAATAGAAATAATACCAAAGAAAGATTAGCACAGAAAAGAACAGACCGTGCTTATAGAAAAGAAAACCCATTAAAAAGAGGAAGGCCAAGAAAACATGAATAATACAACTGTACAAATGCAAACAACATTCGAAGAATTTTTAAAAGAAGATTTAAAATTCACTTCTGGAAATTCAGCAGCAGGGACTCGTGCTCGTAAAGCACTTGCAGAATTAGGTAAGCTAGTAAAAGCTCGCCGTAATGAAATTACTGCTGAGAAAAACGCTCGCAAAGAAGCAAAAGTAACAAAATAATCAATGTCCTGGACCTATCAAGGACAAATTGTATCGGAATTACCCGATGATTGCGTAGGTTATGTATACGTAATAACCAATGTAGTCACGGGTAAAAAATATATCGGAAAAAAATTAAGCAAATTTAGTAAAACGACCTACAAGACTGTTAAGTTAAAGAACGGCAACAAAAAAAGAAAACGAATTAAAAGCAAAATTGAATCAGACTGGCAAACATATTACGGCTCAAACACACAACTAAACGAAGATGTAAAGAATCTAGGTACAGAAAAGTTTAGTAGAGAAATATTATACTATTGTAAATCAAAAGCGGAGTGCTCATATATAGAAGCAAAACTTCAATTTGAATACCGTGTATTAGAATCAGACGATTACTATAACGGCCACATTCAAGTCCGCGTCCATGGCTCACATATAAAATCTAAAATTTAAGGCTAATAAACGGTAATAGCAAGCACCAGCTAATCTCGGGTGCCCTAAACCTGGATCTCGGATCGCAGGGATGGAAGTCTCTAGTCGTTGTGAGCACTCAATCACTACCCCGAAAGGGATGAAGATCGCAAACTCGCCGCGGTTTGATTGTTTGAAGTAAGAGAATAGGCAAAAAGATGGTCTAAAAAGACCAGGTTATACTACACAGATAGCGTTGAGTAGTATAACTGCCGTTGTGAAGACGAAGCTCGTGGTACCGGACAACCGCCACTGTAATGCTTTAACGCTATGTGACTGTGCTACTCGAATGATGCACTCTTGGCCCTAACGGGCTTTAGTGTGACCGCTTAATCTGAATGATATTAATACACTGCTTCGTTAACACTTCGCAGCTATCTCTTACTAACTAAAGTTGCTCTGAATCGAAGATGAAAGAGCAAACGAACGTAGTTCGTTTATAAATAAACAATAATTTGGAAATAAATGTAAATAATATCAATTAAAGGCAATTGCCCATTTAAAAAATTAGGAACAGTTTAATATGAAAATCAATGAATTACTTTCAGAAGATCAATTAGATGAATTAAGCATGAGAGGCATTGGTCAAGGCATGGGCAAACTAGCAGGTAATGTTGTAGGCGGTGCTAAAGATTGGTGGTCTGGTGCTAAACAAGGGTATGCTCAAGCAAGATCACAGTATGGCGGAGATGCCGGAACACCAGCTCCAACTACAGGTAGCAGTGCTCCTGCAACAAGTACAAGTGGTAGTAGGCCCGCTGCAAGTGCTGCATCAACTACAGGTAGTAGTACACCTGCTGCAAGTTCTATCGCAGCGCCTGCAAGTAGTAGTGCTCCAGCAGTCGCTCCAGCTGCAAGTGATGCAAATTTAGATAATATTATTTCAGATATTGAAAAATTATCTCCCGAAGATAAGCAAAAAGCAATAGATGCTTTAGAAAAACAACCTGCTGCACCAGCAGCAAGTGCTCCACCTACTCAAGGTACTACATATGATCCTGCAAAAGCAGCAGCAGACAAGCAAGCAAAAGGACAAGCTGATCAAGCAGCAGCAGTTCAACAAATGAATGCTACTAAACAGGCAAATGCTGCAAATGCACAAAAAGATGCGGCTATTAAAGCTGCGGCTGATGCAGCTAAAGCTAAAGCTCCATTCCAACAAACTGCTCAGGACAAACTAGCTATTAAAGCTGCTGCCGATAAAGGTATTAGAGAAGCTAAAGAAAAGAAGAAACTTAAGAAGAAAAAAGTTGTAGAATTTAAGAGCAAATTTTTAGGAATGACAATTTAAAAAAACGGAAGTTGAGTCTTCTTAGTAATTTCTAAATTGTCTTCAATTAGCTTTGCAATTATTTCTCTGTCTTCTCTGCTTAGT